TATAATAATATGAGTGAAGAAAACCAAACAGAAACAGAAGCAGTAAAACCAGATGTCAGCCTCAACGATTTTATCGTGATGGTTAAGTTGATTGACATCTGCTCAAAACGTGGAGCATTCGAAGGCCTAGAATTAAAAGATGTTGGTACTCTTCGAGCCCGACTATCAGAGTTTGTTGAATATCACAAACCCGAAGAGCCAGAGCCAGAGCCAGAAGAAGAGCCAAGTGCCGAAGAATAATAAATGATACTATGGTGGGTGTTTGAGTGATATCAGACACCCACCATCTTAATCTTGACTCGCCAAACTTATTACTATATTATACATTATATGAAAGAAAATTTACTATGGGTGGAGAAATACAGACCTCAAAAGATTGAGGATTGTGTTCTACCACAAAAACTGAAAAAGACATTTACTGAGTTTGTTAAGAATTCCGATATTCCTAATATCATCCTAGCTGGTCCAGCAGGGACTGGAAAGACTACAATCGCCAGAGCATTGTGTAATGAATTAGGACTTGACTGTCTACTCGTTAATGCTTCGGAGGAAAGTGGTATCGACACCCTTCGCAATAAAATTAAGCAGTTTGCTTCTTCAATGTCCCTTGATATGGAAAAGAAGTATAAAGTGGTTATTCTCGATGAGGCTGATTATCTAAATGCGCAATCTACACAGCCTGCTCTCCGAGGATTCATTGAAGAGTTTTCTGGTAACTGCCGATTTATTCTTACTTGTAATTTCAAGAATCGTATTATTGAACCACTCCATTCTCGATGCACAGTGATTGATTTCAACGAAGTGAAAATCAATGACCCCAAACTGGCTTCGCTCTTTATGAAGCGATTGCAATTCATCTTGAAAGATCAAGGCATTGAATTCAATAATCAGGCTGTTGCCAATCTCATTATGAAACATGCTCCAGACTGGCGCCGTGTTATCAATGAGTGTCAACGTTACTCATCATCTGGTTCACTCTCTCCAGAGATTGTTACTACAGGTGAGAATGAGATCAAGGATTTGGTGAAGTATCTAAAAGATCGTGACTTTCGGCAGATGCGAGCTTGGGCAGCAGCAAACTCTGACATTGATTCTTCGGTAGTCTTTCGACGGATTTATGATTCAGCATATGACATCCTTGAATCTCAATCGATTCCACCCGCGATTCTAATCTTGGCTGACTATCAATATAAAGCAGCATTCGTAAGTGACCGAGAATTGAATATGGTTGCGTGTTTAACAGAACTCATGTCCAGCGCAAAGTGGAAATAATTATATGAGTAAATTATCCCCGTTTGATTTCTTAGGTTCAATCAACGAGAAGAAAGGTTATCTCTTCACTGACTGTCAATCTGATAGCAGTGGAGAGGCAGCCCAATTAGATTCTGTTGATCGTCAATATCCTCCGTTCATGGTGAATCGTGGACTATCATATTTCGTTGACACAGTAATGCTGTCGAATGAGATGAATCAAAGATTCGGTCTTGCAAATAAGATGCAATATGATTTCTTATATCACGGCGTTAGAAAGAAGCGCAGGTTCTCTAAATGGCACAAGAAGGAAAAAGATACAAAGGATATTGAATTGATCAAGGAGGCATATTCATATAATCGTGAAAGAGCCGAAGAGGTTTATGACATGATTGATATCAAACAACTTCGCAAAGATATGGATAAGGGTGGTATGAAAAAAAGATAATGTATAAATACATTCATAAGATAAACAAATAATACTATGAATGAAGATGACATTATAAAATGGACACCCGATGATATGCTTGAGGTTCTCTTATCAGAGCCTGATGACTTTCTTAAAATTAAAGAAACACTTACACGAATTGGTGTTTCATCAAAGAAGGATCATAATACACTATATCAAAGTTGTCATATATTACATAAACAGGGACGATATTTCATCGTACACTTTAAAGAACTCTTTATGCTTGATGGTAAACCATCGAACTTCACAAGAGATGATTTGAGTCGCAGGAATACAATTACAACACTATTATCCGATTGGGGTTTACTAAATATCGTTGATGAATCAAAGTCTGAAGAGAAGACTACATTAAGGAGCATTAAAATCATTTCCCATCGCGATAAACGTGAGTGGCAGTTAGAATCGAAATATACCATTGGAAACACGAGATCCTCGCAATCATAGATGAAAGCACGTTTCAAGACAGATCTTGAAGCAACGGTTTCAGGTTATTTTAATGGTAACAAATTCATTCGTACAGTTACACTGCTAGAAGATTTGGTATTCTATACAAAGGTAGGTGATTCTATTACTGTTCCTGCTGGGTTTGAGAGTGATGGAGCGAGTGTGCCTAAGGCATTCTGGTCAGCCTTTCCACCGTTTGACACATATCTACCTGCAGCGGTCGTTCACGATCTTCTGTGTGTACAAGGTCATAACGATACGTGTTTATATACCTCTAGAGAAGCAGCTGTTATTTTCTATGAAGCAATGCGGGTATGTGGAGTTGGAATAACTAAAGCACGAATGATGTATTATGCAGTGCGTTACTTCGGACCTAAATGGAAATAAACTGAAATCAAACTTTAATTTGATATAAATAAACTTTTAAGGTAACACGCTGTTACTTTAAATGAGATGCCCTCGGGGTCTCACAACAACATAACCCTGCCTAATAGGAGGAATAATAAATGACACAATACACAATCCCACGTTCGTGGACAATCGGCTTCGACTCTATCTTTGATAGACTTGAAAGCACTCAAACAAACAACTCGACTTATCCGCCTCACAACGTAGTGAAGCACAGCGATACGAGTTTTGAAATCGCACTAGCTGTTGCTGGTTTCAAAGACAAAGACCTTGACGTAACACTCGAAAAGAGTATCCTTACGATTGAAGGTGATAATGTATCGCTCAATGGCGATAAGGAATATATCCATAAGGGTATTGCTACACGTAAGTTCAAGAAGCAATTTGATCTTGCTGAGCATATTAGAGTTGAACACGTTAGTATTACTGATGGTATTCTCTCGGTATATCTCGAAAAAGAGGTACCAGAAGAACTTCAGCCGAAGAAGTTTACAATTCTTCAAGCAGCTCCTGGCAGTCCAGAGTTCTTGACTGAATAAACACTTAAGGTCTTTCCCTCTTTCACCTAAAGTAAAGAGGAACTTTTATCTTTACATCATAGTCATATTGTGATATAGTTCTTATATGATTACGGGATTCTATACAACTGTTGAAAAACAATCTAACTTCCTTCTTTATCGTGGATATAATGATGAAGGAAATAAAGTAAAGCAAAAGGTTAAATTCAAGCCTACTTACTACTTGGATTCCAAGCATCCAAATCCGAAGTATAAAGGTCTTGATCGTGCGCCAATCGATGCTATGACATTCAATTCAATGTCGGAGGCTAATGAATTCTCAAAGACCTATAATGGTGTTAGTACATTTAAGATTTACGGCAATCCTCGGCACGTGCCAGCCTTTATCCAGACTCAATTTCCTAATGCAATCTCATTCAAGCGAGAACTCATTGATGTAGGAAACATTGATATCGAAACTGCTTTTGGTGATGGCTTTCCAGACTGTGATAATCCTGTCAATGGGATTCTTTCAATCGCATATAAAAGTTCCAAGGATGACACATATCGTGTTTGGGGGTTAAAGCCTTACGATGAGACACAGACACGCCTCAATGTAAAGATTGATTATATGCAGTTCGGCTCGGAGGAAAAGATGCTCATGCACTTTATTGATTGGTGGTCTAACCCAGAAAATACACCCGATGTCATCACTGGTTGGAATATTCGCTTCTTTGATATTCCATATATGTGCGCCCGCATGACACACTTGCTGGGTGAAGAGAACACAAAACGACTATCTCCTTGGGGTATTATCCGAGTTGGTGAAGTAAAATTCATGGGTAACTCTCAACGAGTTGTTTCACTATCAGGTGTGGCTCAACTCGATTATATGGATCTGTTCAAGAAGTTCGCATATACATATGGTAACCAAGAGTCATACTCATTGAATCATATCGCAAGTGTTGTTCTTGGTGAGAAGAAGTTGGATTACTCTGAGGTCGGATCTCTTAGGAATCTATATGATGCAGACCATCAACTGTTCATTGATTATAATATCAAGGATGTTGAATTGATTGAAAGATTTGAAGATAAACTTGGCTTGATTACTCTGGTTGCCACTACGGCATATATCGGTGGTGTCAATTATACAGACACACTTGGGACTACTGCTATATGGGATTCGATTATCTATCGTAGGTTGATGAGAGAAAGAACAGTTCCTGGTCTCACTCAGGTGCCAGCAAGTAATTATGATATTAAATCTGGTAAGAGTAGAATTGCTGGTGGATATGTAAAAGAAGTTGTTCAAGGTATGTCTGAATGGGTAATGTCTTTTGACTTGAATTCACTATATCCAAATATTATCATTCAGAATAATATGTCACCAGAGACTCTGATTCCACATTCATTTGTTAATAGTGTTGTCCCTGATATCCTAATCAACACTGATAAGAAAGCCCCAGAGGGTGTTGCTATGGCAGGTAATGGTTCTGTATATCGGAAAGATGTGAAGGGTATCATTCCAGAGATTGTTGAAGAACTTTACACCAAGCGAGTGGCGATTAAAGAAAGAACAATTGAATTCAAAAAGAAACTGGCTAAAGATGAGAGCAATGAATCTCTTATTCGTGAAGTGACCCGAAATGAAACTCTTCAGATGGCTGTTAAGATTCTTCTCAACTCTCTTTACGGTGCCATTGCTAATGAACACTTTCGTTATTATGATCCGCAGATTGCAGAGGGTGTTACCTTAACTGGCCAGACTATTATTAGAACAGCAGAGAAGGCTGTAAACGCAGAGATTAAGAAGTTTCTCAATGAATCTGATTCAAAGGATCGAGTCATTGCCATCGACACCGACTCGGTTTATATTACAGCCAAGGATATCATTGACAAATTTAAACCTAATGATCCTGTCAACTTCCTAGATGAATTTGCAAATCGTGTTATTGAGCCAGCCCTCAATCGAACATTTGAAGAATATGCTGAGAAGACAGGTGCTTATTCTAATCGAATGGTCATGGCTCGCGAGGCTATTGCTGATCGTGGTATTTGGACTGCCAAGAAAAGATATATCCTCAATGTTCACAATAATGAAGGTGTTCAATATGCCGAACCTAAGATTAAGATGATGGGTATCGAGGCGATCAAATCTTCGACACC